AACAATCGGTAATAAATTTTTACTTGAATCCTTTGATTCCTGAGACAATGCCTGCTTATCAGTCAATGAATAAAGAAAGAATGGTAAGCATTTGTTACCAACTTTATCACTCAAAGGACACAGATATATTAAAAGAATCAGCCGCAAGGCTTATAAAGCTTATAATTGATTGATTACTAATTTGTTGAATTGTTGATGTGTATATCGGGGCTGGCATTTGAACCAGCCCTTTTTTATTTAAAAGATTACCCCTTGCGTTTTCGCATAATCCACGACCGCCCGTGCATGAGACAAAGCCAACGTATTTTGAAAAACTGGGTCAAACATCATTAAAGCATCGTGGTAATTTGTAAAGAATCCATTTTCGCTGAGTACCGCTGGCATATTTGTTTGGGTAATAACAAAGAAACTTTCTTCTTTGTCCTTATCTCCGTCCGTGGTATCCATGCGATAAACCCATTTTGGGAAAGCCTCCTGAACCTCGTTAAAAAGAAATTCCGCGTAAATATCAGACCTTGTTTTCCCCTTGCTCGTGAACACCTCGAATCCCCTTGCATTGGGCGAAGCCGCCGCGTTGCCGTGGATGCTTAGGTATAACGAATCTTCGTAATTTTTGGCGTTGATGTTTGCCTTCGCCACGCGCTTTGCCAAAGTTAAATCCAAGACAGGATCGTAAACGCGAACCACGGGAAACCCCCAGTCAATTAAATACTGCTCAATCTTTGCCGCAACGTCTCGGTTGAACACGCCTTCAAAAAACCACCCGTAACCGTGGAACTTTGCATTGTTATGCTGAGCGCACTTTGACGGATACGTCGTATAATTGTAAGGTAACTTTTTCTTTGCGTCAATGCCTCCATGACCTGCGTCGATGAAGATGCAAAATTTAGATGCTTTCATGTTTTGATATTTTTAAGGGGAATAGAAATTAATCTACTCCCCTCGGCTGCCTAAGGTAGCGAATCCTGCTGCGCCTATAACTTGAATCCAATTAATGCAAAAGCCGCACTAATCAATGATAACTTTGCAGGTAATTTTACCTCAATCTCCTTCCCTGCACATTCCCTTGATGTCTCCTTAATCTTGTCCCAAATGATTTGAGCCAACTGAACATATTCCCTCCACGTAAATTTCACTTTGTTGCCTTCTAAATAAACGTTTATCTCCGAAGCAAGCTCCGCAAAGTTCATTGAGTAACAAGCGATGTCGCCAAGTGGACTTTTAACTGTATCAGCCGATTTTAAGGCTTCTTTTAAATTAGTCTGCATGATTATTTATTTTAACGATTAAAAAAACGTGTGATTAAAACGCCCAAGTTTACGCCTGTAATGCGCTTTATATTTTCCGCAATAGAATAAAGCTCCACCGTTGCGATTAAAAACGCTGCCATGTAGGTAATGTTGAATGGAAGGCTAAATGTATTTCTTGCGCCCTCAAATATAAGGATGCCACAAAAATACACAACGATCTTTTCCATTGTACGGTAAAGCCCTTTACTATTTATCTTTTGTTGTTCTTTTCTTGCTGCCAGGATCCCAGTTGCCATGTCGGCAAAAACCACAAATACGGTAAATATTAAAAATCCTTTTATCGGAATAAAGAAGGAGAATATCCATCCGCAACAAATGGCATACGTTATCTTTTCCCAACCAAGCTGCAAAAAGTTGATTAATGTTGTTTTCATTATTCCTTTTTTATCAGCCTAACATCATTGTCCACGGTTGCAAATCTGCCATTGCCAAACTTGTATAAGTCATAGCGCACTCCGTTAAATGAAAAGGTGATTTGATTTGTAAAAGTCGAGAGTAATAGGTTTGTTGAAATCGTATATACTTTGCCGTTATCAGGATTAAAGATAAATCTATTAGCATTGTTTAACTGTATTTCACCAAGGATATTTTCACCATTGAATACCAATGTCCAATCGCCCAAAAAAGCCGTTGTGTCCCTGAGTGCCGTTGACGTGTACACAGGTCTTCCGCTTATCTGTTGGTGCAAATTGTTATAATAATTAATCCGGTTTACTGCTTTACCTTTTAAAATCAATGGCTTTGCGTGAATGGCAATCGTGTTGCTTTGCCTTTCAGCATCGGTAACAAGCGCGTTAATAGCAGTTGCACTATCGCCTAATATTTGCTTTGAGCCTGTCACGGTGCTATCAGACAAAGTTGTTTGCTGAATAATGTAGTAAATGTTGCCTTGCTTTTGAATGTAAACAGTATCTTTTACAACATCTTGCGCAAAGGAAAACAAGGGAAGGAATAAAAATAGGTATCTCATTTTATTTATTTTCGAGGATTAATAATCTTTGTTTTAAAGCCTCAATTTGAGCTTGTTGCTCCTGGATGGCTTTGACTAAAATAGGTATTAATTTTTCAGTCATTAGTCCAAGTGCGCTATCATCTTTATTTTCATCTAATTTTTTTACAACTGCTTTGGCAAATAATTCTGAAGATAACGCACCTTCTACATCTTGAGCGATAAAACCAATTTCGTCAAATTCGCTAAAATTATTTTCAGTTGTTGTAATAAAATTAAATTTAACTGGTTTTAATTTATTTATAATTTCTAATCCCTTATCCAAAGGTTTTATATTTTCTTTAAATCTAATGTCAGATGTTGCAATAGTTGCATTAGTAGCAAATATTTGAGAATTTACTTGTAATTTATAATTACCATTATCTTGATTACTTTCATATCCAATCAATATTTCACCACCAGAATTAATAATTAATCGAGGAGTTAAATCCTGAATAAATCTAATAGGAGATGTTAAGCTTCCGTTTATAAAATTCATTCCAGATAAATTACTATCAGTTCTCAATCTCATTTGATTTGCACCACTAACAGTAGATTCAACGTTAAAATTAGCGTCTGTTAATGAATCAGATAATATTTGAAAAGCAAAACCTCTACCAGTTGTTCTTCGTAATACTAAATCAGTTATACATCCGTTTGGTGTAGTACCTTGACATCCATTACCATCTATTAATAAACGAGTTGCCGCTATTCCACTTCCTAATATTGATAAATTATGACCTGGAGTAATTGTACCAATACCTAACCTACTATTTGTTCTATCCCAAAATAAACTTATTGAGGTATCAATCGCTGAACCATCTCCATGTAATATATAACCAGATGGCATTGTAGTTCTATTTGTTCCACCATTAACCACAGGCAAAACACCTGTTAATCCAGATGAAATTGAACCTATTGTAGTAACGCTCCAAACATTTGTAGCACGGTTATAATTGTAAAATCTATGATTCACCGTGTCAAGAATAATGTACGCACTTGTGTCACTTGACGGGGTAATAATACCCGTGTCCGCAAGTACGCCCCGATATATCAGCCCGTCTGCCGTCGTTTGTTCGCCAAGCGTTATCTTTTGGTTTCCGTTGCCTTGGTACTGTGCCATGGCAAACGCTGGGAAAAGGAGGAGGAAAAGGGGAAGGAGTTGTTTCATGTTTTTTTATTTTATTGCTAACCAATAGATTTTAACGCTTTTACTTGCGGCTTCTGTTCCGTCTAAATTCCATGCTTGAACGGAAAAGGTTGTATCACTTTTGGTGTAAACCTCAAATATTATTTTGTCACCTCCACCAATTCCAGCAGATGTAACTATAACGGCTGAAGGATTTGAGCCAAGTCCATGAGTCACTGTAAAAACAGCCGAAGGCGAGCCCGTGGTTGCCGTTGTTTCGCCCCTTGTCATTAACCCCGTTTGCGCCACCGTTGTAACCGTGCCAACAACGTTACTTCCATCTTTACCAAGTAAACTTGAAGGCGTTGCCGTAGTTGTGGACAATGTCACCGCGCCTGAAATTGTGCCGCCTGAACTATTGTATTTTGCATCAATGCGATTACTAAGACTAACTGTGTCTGCACTTGTAAGCACATTGTTCCCATTTTCGGTTATATCACCAGTTACCGCAAGTGTACTTGACAATGTGGCTGCACCTGATACACCAAGTGTGCCGTTCATGTTTATATTTCCAAATTCATTAATTGTCATTGCAGTTGTTGGTGTTTCCGTATTATAAGATGTTTGAAAATGCATTCTTCCAGCCCATGTGCCTATTGTTCCTAATGAACCAATAAATAAATCTCGATAAGGACTTGTTTCTGATGATTGCAAATATCTTGTATATTGACCTGAATATACTGATTTTAAACCAAATGAAATATTTCCAATAACGCCTAAATTACTTGACAATTCACCACCAGTCAACGGCAAATAAGTTGAAGCTGCTGAAGATGTGGTAAGGTAACTTGAATTATCATACGTTATGCTTGTGCCACTTGCTTTGACAAAGCCCGTGCCGCTTAATGTGTTTTGCTTTGTGTTAAATCTTGATGTGAGGTTTAATTGAGATGTGTCGGATTGAGTAAATAAAAACGAGGTATCAGTATAATTTAATTTAGCCGCAAATCTGGAAGTAAGATTTAATTGAGAGGTATCAGCGGTATTAAATTTAAGATTCAACGCCGTTTGTGTTGCCGTTGATATTGGTTTATTTGCATCCGAAGTATTATCCACATT